GCCAGATACCCCCCGCACTGCCTCGGTGGTGCGGCGCGGCGCTCCGCAGTGGTGCCCAGCACCCGTGAGCGCCAGCGGTACGAAAGCGGGGCGGGCGGCGAGCGGACTCGGACTTGGACGTTCTAGCAGCGTCAACCGCCGCCGAAAAGGGAGCCGAGTTCCCGCCCCGCCAGAGCGTGCGCGTGGCATACGCCGCGCTGCGAGCCGGCGCTACCGGCACTCCTCTCAGGGCGCGGGGGCGGCTAGCGCGCATGGAGCCGCCCCCCAGAGGGAGCTATGGCTGACAACGGTACACGAGTAACACGACGTAAGCTGAGCGACTATAAACCAGACCCGCATAATGCCAATCGGGGCACTGAACGCGGCGTCTACATGCTCGACCGCAGCATCGAGGAAGTCGGGCTGGCGCGTTCCATTGTGGCCGCTGCTGACGGCACCATCCCGGCGGGCAACAAGACGCTACAGGCCGCCGCCGACGCGGGCATTGAGGCCGTGATTGAGGTCGAGACGGACGGGCGCGCGCTGGTTGTGGTCAAGCGCACGGACTGGGAGACGGCAGACACGGAGCAGGCGCGCAAGTATGCGTACTACGACAATCGCACCGCCGAGGTCGGGTTGGCGTGGGACGCGGAGCAAATCCTCGCGGACCTGGATGCAGGCGTAGACCTTAGCGCGCTGTTTCACGATGACGAGCTAGACACCATTCTCGCGTTGGCGCAAGGGCCGCCGAGCCTTGACGAGCTGGGCGAGATGTACGGTGACCCAGGCGAACGCGACTTCTGGCCGTTCATTCGCGTCCAGGTGTCACCCGAAACCTTCGAGTTGTGGCAGTCGCTCATGGCACAGGTGGACGGTGACGACGAGGCAGAGAGGGCGGCGCGGATACTAGAGGCTGTGGATGCGGGCGTACTTGGCTGAGCGCGACCCACAGCACCACGCTTGGCCCAAGCGTGGTGCTGATGAAAAGCACATGAGGCTGCGCATCCTGCTCAGTTTTCATTACTACAAGAACGTCGATTTAGACGCGCTCTTTGCCAAGTATTTCACCCAACCCTACCCCGAAGTCTTTGCAGATTCGGGCGGGTTTAGCGCCATGACGCAGGGCGTGACGATTGACTGGCGCGAATACGCGGCATGGATCGTGCGGTGGAACCACTTATTTGCGGTGTACGCCAATCTCGATGTGATTGGCGACCCGGAGAGCACATTAACAAACCAGCGGCGATTAGAGGATACAGGACTAAATCCGCTCCCGGTGTTTCACACCGGATCGGACTGGTCGCATCTCGAAGCGTACATCGAGCAGTACCCGTACATCGCGCTCGGCGGCATGGTGCCCTTTATGCGCTTTCCCAAGCGGATCATGCCGTGGCTTATCCAGGCGTTCAAACGGGCGGAGGGCCGCGCGGTCTATCACGGGTTTGGTGCTACGGCGTGGCCTGTGGTGCGTGATCTGCCCTGGTATTCGGTCGATAGCTCGTCGTGGGGGCAGGGGTTCCGGTTCGGTCAGGTCCCGCTCTTTGACGAGCAGCGCGGACGGTTTGTGAAGGTGGATTTAGGCGATCACCGGGGATGCTATCGGCACGCCAAGCTGTTTCACGCGCTAGGGTTCAACCCGGCAGACTTTGCCGACCGCGCCCGCAACGACCGCGCCAAGATTTGTGCGGTATCGGCGTTGTCCTATATGCGCGCGGAGCAGTGGCTCCGTAAGCGACACGGGGAGATACGGATACCGGGGCGCGACGATGCGCCCGTGGTCCCACGGGCGCATCTGGCCGACGCCAATCCGCGCCGGTTTGGGGAAGCGATAGCAGGTGCAAGCGGGGACCGCTTGCACCTGAGCGACACGAGTAACGGGATTAACTTCGGGGATGCCGACGCGGGGGTCAAGCTTCATCTGGCCGATGCGCGCGGGAGCAGCGCCAGCGATCTCGCTGGCGCTGAGCAGGGGCTTAAGCTTCACTTGGCGGAACACTCCCTTGATCGGGGGGGGGTAGGGGATACCAGTCGGGCGATGGAGATATTGAGTGAAGGCAGTCGCAATCGTTAGCGGCGGGATGGACAGCGTGACCCTGGCCTATCACCTGGCCGACGCGGGGCACGCCTTACACCTGTTGGCCTTCGATTACGGTCAGCGCCACCGCCGCGAACTGGACTGTGCGCGCTGGCACGCGGGCCACCTCGGCGCGGCGTTTGATGTGGTGGACATGGCCGGGGTGGGGGCGCTGCTGAAAGGCTCGGCGCTGACCGATGCAAGCGTGGCTGTCCCAGATGGGCGCTACGCTTCGCCCAACATGGCGGTGACGGTTGTTCCCAACCGCAACGCCATCATGCTCTCGGTGGCGGTGGGCGTGGCGGTGGCTGAGGGCGCGCGGATCGTCGCGACGGGAGTACACGCCGGGGATCACCCGGTTTATCCCGATTGCCGACCTGTGTTTATCCAGGCGTTTGAGCACATGGCGCGACTGGCAACATGGGCAGCAGACCTGCGAATTGAAGCGCCCTTCGTTCACTGGACCAAAGCCAACATCGTTTTTCATGGCGCGGCGCTCGGCGTGTCTTACGAGCACACTTGGTCCTGTTACAAGGGCGGCGACGTGCATTGTGGAACGTGTGGAACGTGTGTGGAGCGCCGAGAGGCGTTTGTGTTGGCGGGGGTCGATGACCCTACAGTGTACCGAGAGGAAACCTCGTGACTAAAAAAAACATCTGGACCATCGTTGGCTTAGTGGGCGGCTACATCATGCTACAACTCGTGGCGGATGTGGCGGCGGCGAAGATTGTAGAGGTGGGGGGCCTGACCATGCCCGCCGGAACGTTCGTGTTCGCGGTGACGTTCACCTGGCGCGATATGTTGCATAAGCGCCTCGGCAAAGAGTGGGCGCGGGCGGCAATTGTCGTGGCGGCGGTCTGTAACCTGCTCATGGTGGGTTACTTCCTGTTTGCGGTTAACCTCACGCCTGCGGTGTTCTGGCCTAATCAAGCCGCATTCGAGGCTACGCTGGGCGTGGTGTGGCGGATTGCGCTCGCCAGTATCGCCGCCGAAGTAGTGAGCGAGCTGGTAGACACGGAAGTCTATCACGCGCTGATAGGGCGATTCACGGGTAAGTGGCAGGGGCTCCGGGTGTTGGGCAGCAACGTTGTCTCACTTCCGGTTGACTCACTGGTGTTCACAATGCTGGCCTTTGGCGGGACGATGCCACTCGCGGGGTTGTGGGCTATCGCTAAGGGCCAGATCGTGTTTAAGGCGCTGGTCACGCTGATCAGTGTGCCGGGCATTTATGCCATACCGGAACAGCCCGTATTGCGGCGCGAGTTTGCGGCGGGGGATTAGTTCGCGGATTTCAGGGTTAAAAAATGGCGAGCGCAAGCGGAAACGGGATTACGGCGGAGCAGGTCGTTAGCGCCATTCGGGGCAGCAAGGGCTTTGTCTCTGTGGTGGCGAAGCGCCTCGGCTGCACGTCTCGCCATGTCTATAACCTACTTGACAAATATGCGACTGCCCGCGACGCGCTGGCAAACGAGCGCGAAGGGATGCGTGACTTCGCCGAGGGAATGCTATACAAGCGCATCGAGGGGGGCGATACGACGGCGATCATCTTCTACCTCAAGACGCAGGCGAAGGAGCGCGGCTACGTCGAGCGCCAGGAAGTCACGGGCGCGGGAGGTGGGGAGGTGAATATCGTAGTGAAGTGGGGCGACAGCGTTGACGGCGACGACGATTAACGTTACGCTTCCCCCGCCATTCAGGGCGCAGCGTGAAATCATCTCGTCTCCTGCCCGTTTCAGGGTTGCCGCTTGTGGCCGGCGCTTTGGCAAGACGCACGTTGCGGCGGGGGAGGCGGTGCGAGAAGCGGCCAATAGGAAGGTCGTCTGGTGGGTTGCCCCGACCTACGAAGTGACCAGGCGTGGTTGGCGGGTGATGATGGGTATCGTTCATGGCGTTCCTGGCGTTGACGTTCAGAAGGGTGTACGCGAGGTTCATTTTCCGGGCGGCGGGTTTATCGGCTTCAAGACGGCAGACACGGGGGCGGGGTTGCTCGGCGAGGGGCTAGACTTTCTGGTGATTGACGAGGCCGGTGTTGTGCCAGAGACTGCCTGGTTGCAGGACTTGCGCCCGGCGCTGACAGACAAACTTGGGCGCGCGCTGTTTATCGGTACCCCGCGCGGGCGTAACTGGTTTTGGCGTGAGTGGATGCGGGGGCAGGACGCCGCATATCCTGACTGGTCGTCTTGGCAGTACCATACGGCGGACAATCCCCATATCTCGCCCGCCGAAATTGAAGCCGCGCGTCAGCAGTTGCCAGAGCGCGTGTTTAGGCAAGAGTACCTTGCCGAGTTCCTTGAGGATGCGGGGGCGGTCTTTCGTGGGGTTTTGGCGGCGGCGAGTGCCCCCCTTCCTGCCTGCTATGAGGCGCACGCTGGGCACCGTATCGTTGTCGGGGTGGACTGGGGCAAGTCGGTAGACTTCACAGTGCTGAGCGCCATCTGTGCGGACTGTAATCAGCAGGTAGACATGGATCGCTTCAATCGCATTGACTATGCGCTCCAAGAGCGGCGACTATATGCACTGGTGGATCGCTGGGGCGGGGCAACGAGGGTGCGCGTTCATGCTGAAGTGAATGCAATGGGGGAGCCGATTGTCGAGCAACTGCGCCGGGCGGGGCTATCCGTGCGCCCATTTACAACAACGGCACAATCTAAGCCGCGCCTGATTGAGGGCCTTGCGCTGGCAATTGAGCGGGGGGAGCTAGCCCTTCAGCCGCACGTAGTACAAACAAACGAATTGCAGGCGTATACCATGACGCTGAATCATACCACGGGGAGACCCGGCTACGCGGCACCGGCGGGTGGGCATGACGACACGGTGATCGCTCTAGCACTGGCGTGGTACGGCGCGCAGTATGGCGGGCTGGGCATTTCATTCGTATAAGGCAAAACATGGCGTTCCTGCGCAGGCTCATCGGAAACGAGACTCCGGCCCGCAGCGTGTATCTATACAGCGTTGGGCCGGACGGCGTGCAGTCGGTCAAGGCCAACAGCCCGCTCTACAACCGGTTCTTCGATCTAGTTGACGACGACGCTGACAGCCTCGACCTACCGCGCAGCATTGCTGGCCTGGTCAAGGCATACCGCCTGAGTGTGTGGGTCTACCGCTGCGTGCGGGTGCGCGCTCACGCGCTGGCCGCTATCCCGTTGGTAATTAAAGATACAAACGCAGAGATGATGCCTGAACATCCACTCTCGACCGTTTTTTCGGGCCACAACTCGAAGTTGCTGTACAAAACGGAGAGCGATCTGCAGGTCTTCGGGCGTGCTTTTTGGTCGTTCGGTTTGGAAAGGGCGACGGGGCGGGCGAAGGTGCGCCGGCTGAACCCTATGACCATCGAAGTGGATGCCGACCATACCGGCATACGCGGATATGTACAGCGCATCAATGGCCAGGTCATCGCCCAATGGCAGCCGCACGAGATGGTCATGTTCAGCGACTACGCGCCCGACAATGACCTGGGCGGCCAGTCGCCGGTCTCGGTGGCGCTGCGGGCTGCGGGCGTGACTATCAACATCTCGGCGTTCAGTGAGTATTTCTTTCGCAACGGGGCCATCCCCGACGTGATCCTGGTCTCGCAGAATAGACTGAGCGATCCTGACAAGGAACGTGTCCAGACTGAGTGGCGGCGGCGCTTCGGAGGTGTCGAAAAGTCGCACGGCACGGCCATTCTGGAGGGTAGCCTGTTTGACCTCAAGACCGTCACGCCGCCGCTGAAAGACCTGGCCATGGCCGAGCTGCGCGAGGAGGAGCGGCGCGACATCTGCGCGGCGCTCGGTGTGCCCATGAGCATCGCCCAGGCCGCCGATCCAGCGCTGTACGCGGCCAAGCAGGACTACGCCAACTTCCACACGTTGACCGTGCTGCCGGAACTCGACATGCTGGTGGACACGATCAATGAGCACCTGATGCCGCGCTACGGACTACGCGGAGCGTATGTCGAGGCGGACACGTCCAAAGTCCAGGCTCTACAGGAAGACCTGCTCGAAATCACGCAGCGCAACCAGGCCGGCGTCGCGGCGGGATATCTGAGTCTGAACGAAGCGCGCAAGCGCGAGGGTCTTGACCCGCTGCCGGTCGATGCGTTCCTGATCGGCGGGCGGCTGGTTGCCCGCCAGGAGATTGAGGGCGGTCAGTTCGACTTGATTCGCCAGCAGCCGGCGGTACTGCCTTTCTTCGGCGGCTTTCCGCAGTTGCCCGCGCCGGCCCCGCCGCGCGACCGCGACGAGGCGCGCCCGTCGCGCGGGGTGATTGACCTGGTCGTGCGCAATGTCGGCCCGGACAGGGGCGTGGCGCTGACCGGCAGCGCGTTGCGCGACCAGGCACTGGGGGACTTGCAGCGCTGGCAACGCAAGGCGGCCAAGAAGGGGGCCGACGCACCGTTCGAGAGCGACTACATCCCCCGGGCGATGATGGCTTTCCTGCACATGGACTTGCAGGCCTGGGACGGCGAGACAGCGCCGGACGAGTGGGTCAAACGGGCGTTCGACCGGGCGGAGATGGCGCTGAAGGCGGACGACGACTCGGTCACCGAGTTTGAGACCTTCTGGCGCGGTATTGACTCGATCTACGAGCAAATCGCCAGATTCTTCGATGGCTATGCGGAGTCGTTGCCCGGCGTCGTGGCCCGTGCGCTCGGCCAGGCGGGACAGGGTGGGACAGAGCAGGCACTGCAGGCAGCCCTACAGACAGCTGGGGATGAGTTCGCGGCGCAGCTGGTCGGTAACGACGCCGAATTCGGCCCGCTGTTGGCCGCGTTCCTGGCTGGCTCTGTGCGCGGGGACGAACTGCTGGCCCAGGCGCGTCCGGCGAAAGCCAGTCTGACCATTGACTGGTCGCTGGTGCACAAGGCCGCGCTGGAGTGGGCACGCCGCTACGTCGCCGACTTAGTGCGCGGCATCAATGAGACGACGCTGGACGTGTTCCGGACGGCCATTGCGGACTGGATCGACAAGGGCGGCAGCCTAGAGAACCTGGCCAAGTTCATCGAGGGCGAGCTGCCAGAGATGGACATTCCGCAGGGCTGGTCGCCGGCGAAGGTGCGCTGGGCTGTCAGCCGGGAACGGGCGCGGCTTATCGCCCAGACCGAGAGCACGCGGGCCTTCGCCGAGGGTAGCATCATGCGCTGGGAACAGGCTGGCGTGACAAAAGGGCGCTGGCGCACGAACAATGACGAGTTAGTCTGCCCGTTGTGCAGGCGGCTGAACAACGTCATCGGCAATCTGCGCGAGGGCTGGCGCGATCCCAAAACGGGGGAACTGTACCGCCCGCCGGCGCATCCAGGGTGCCGTTGTCCCCTCGCGCCAGTGGTGGAGTTGGACTGATGGCCGATGTAGAGATTGACCTGGGTGAGTGGAGGGCGCACCAGCGCAAGCTGGAGCAGTTCGCGCAGCGCGACCAGCAGGCCATCTTGCGGGAGGCGGCGGAGCTGGCCGGCGCGACTTTTGACGAAGTAGTGCGCTCTGAGTTGCCACCGCCACGCCGCCCGCAGCCGCAGGCGCCGCATTGGACGGACAAGCAACGTCGTTGGTGGTGGGGCACGATGCACGCCAAAGCGCAAGGCAAGAGCAAAGCGCTCCCCGGCTGGAAGGCAGCGTACAAGAAGAAGGATGGGCGCAAGGTGCTGGTGCTGAGCGGCTTCTACAGACGCACGGGCACACTCATCAAGTCGCTAACTTACGAGGTGCGCCAGAGCGGGCCGAACACTGATGTTGTCTATGGCACGAATCGTGATTATGCGCAGTACGTCATTGACCGCAACCGCCAAGCGCAGTACCACAGGGGCAACTGGAAGACATTGCAGCAATTCGCAGTGGAAGCCGCGCCGCGAGTGCGGCAGGCGTTCTCGACGGGCATAGACCGCGGCGTGTCCCGCTGGTTGGAAAAGTGAACATGGGCAATACAGCGAAAGACGCACTACAGGAATGCGTGTCGCGCAAGATACGCCACTTACTTGGCGAGAGCTACGAGCGCGACCAGGCCATCGCCATCGCCTACAGCGAATGCAGCGGGAAATCCTGGGACGGCCTTGCCGACGCCGAGCGTGCCGACTGGCTGGCCTGGAGTGAATCGGTGAAAGGGGCAGAGTGCGACAGCAAAAACGCCGGAGAGCGGGCGCTGACCTGCATCAAGTGGCTAGGCGAGCATCGCGTCGGCGGATATGGAGTGGTCTGGGGCGACGCGGAGCATACCGACCTACACGGCGACTACTTCACGCCAGAGACCAACTTCTTTTTGCCGCCACGTTCGTTGCCAAAAGGTGAGCGGGTCGCGGTGTCCTGGCCCTGGCTGTATGACCACGCCATGTCTCCCTTGCCCGCAGATGCGGTCAAAGACGATGATGCCCGCGATTATATTCTGGGCGTTGTGGATGCCGTCAGGCTCGACGACCTGGGCCTGTGGATCGAGGCACAGCTTAAGACTCATGAGGAATGGGCCAGGCAGGTGCTCGAATTGGTGAATAAGGGCGTGCTGCACTGGTCATCCGGCAGTTCGTCCTATCTGGTCTCACGGCGGAATGATGGCTGGCTGAAGAATTGGCCGATTGTGGAGATGTCGTCCACACCTGCGCCCGCCGAACCGCGCAATACGCGCATTACTTTGAAACACTATCTGGACGGAGACAGTCTGCGAGAGGAGCCGCCAGTAGAGGGCGCTCGAAGGCAGAGCGAACCGTCCATTCCTTCGCACGGACCTACTGAGCAACATGAGCAGGAGAGACAGATGAGTATCAACAAGAACGCGGCGCTTGCCATGATCCGCGCCTACGCCGAGGCGGAGCGCGAGAACATCATGGCTGCCGTCAAGCAGGCTGAGGAAGGTGGAAACGGCGAGAACATGATCGCCGAGGCCCTGCGCCCGCTGGCCGAAGAACTGGCCAAGATCGCGGGTGTGGGGACGGATGAGGCTCTGGCCGTGCTTACCCAGTTCGTGGCGTCCGCAGTCGCGGCTCCCGAACCGGCCCCGGAACCGGAGCCGTCTATGGCGTCCGCCGGAGCGACGCCCCCCGAAACGCTTTCGGCGCAGTTGCCCAAGCTGGTCGAGGAGACCGTCGCGAAGGCGCTGCGCGACTTGCTACCAGACACGCCGCAGGGTGGCGTGTTGACGCGAAAGAACGTCAACCTGAATCTTCAGCGTGATGACCGTCCGCCGACGCTCGGTGGATGGATCAAGGCGATCACCCAGAAGCGGTGGGACGTTCTGGAACGCTACCACACCCGCATCAAGGCCGAGCACAAGGCGCTTGGCATTGACCCCGACACTGCGGGCGGCTTCCTGGTGCGTGTCGAGCACACGAACCAGATCATCGAACTGCTGCGCAAAGAGACGGTTGTTTTGCCGCTCTGTCGCCAGTTCCCGCTGAATAGCTCCACGGTCACCATCCCGTCGCAGACCGGCGGGGCTTCGGTGTCGTGGGTCGGCGAGAGCGAGAATATTCCCGCGTCGCAACCGACGTTTGGCCAAAAGCGGCTCGTCGCCAAGAAGATGGCCGTGCTCGTGCAGTTGAGCAACGAACTGCTGGAAGACAGCGACCCGGCCATTGACGCGCTCATCCGCGAGGACATCGCGCGGGCGGCGGCTGAGGAGATGGATCGCGTCATCCTTGAAGGCACAGGGCTTGGCGGCGAACCGCTGGGCATCCTGGGCGCCGGCGTGACGGCAACTGCGCTCAACGCGGCTCCGACCTACGCCGCCCTGTCTGCGGCCATCAAGCGCATCGAGGTCGAGGACGTGGCGAAGAATCCGACGTGGGCCTGGGTCTTCAGTCCGCGCGAGAAGCACGCGCTGCGGATGCTCGAAGACACCGCTGGCAACCTGATCTTCGCCGGGCCTGGCCCCTACCAGCAGGCGATTGCTGGCGCTCCGCCCGCGACGCTGCTTGATTATCCCTGGCACACGACGAATGTCATCGAGGCCGACGCGAGCAGCGAGACCCGCATGTTCTTCGGTCAGTGGCAGGACGTTGTGGTCGGGCTGCGCAAGTCGCTCGAAATCCTGGCTTCGGCTGAGGCTGGCACGGCGTTCCAGACCGACCAGACCTGGATTCGCGCAATCCTGCGCATGGACGTGGTGCTGCGGCATCCCGAATCGATTGAAGTGCTGACGGACGTGCAGGAACCGGCGTAGTCCTGATGGACTTGCTGGAACTTGAATAGGGAGAGATGAGATGCGCACGTTCAATCAGAACAACGCAATTCGGTTGGTTGGCAGCCCGCATAGTATGGCTGCGGCGGGTTACACCAACTGGCAAAATATGGTCGGCTTCCGCCGCCTGACCTTTCTGGTCGGGGTGGATGACGATCTCGGCGGTGACGTGGATGTGCAGGCGTATGAGGCGACCAGCGCAGCAGGCGCGAATGCCCAGTCGCTGGGCAACGATTACGCCGGCACGTTCACGGCAGGCGATCATGACGGCTTCGGCGGATCTGTCGAGGTGCTCGCTGACAAGCTCAGCAGCGGGTACTCCTACGTGGGGCTACATATCAGTCCCGCTGCTGAGACAGTCGTCACCGCATTCGCCGTCCTTTCGGACCCGTACAGCGCGCCTGTCTCCAACACGGAGAACGACGGGATCGCTTTTGTTGCTGGCTCGTCTGCTGAAGTGGCGAGCTGAAATCACAACGTGGCGGCTAGGGACGCGCGCCTGAAAAGCGGTTCCCCCGCCGCCTGCCGCCACGTATCTGGGGGTGTGCCTGGGGAGATGGCTATGAAAATCCTTGTCGTCAGCGATCCGCCGATGGAACCGTCAAGTTACGGCGGGCAGGTGGCGCTGCTGGTACCCCGTCTGGAAGCGGCGGGACATGAGGTGATTGTCTATGGACTGACCTATCGCGGGCAAGCCATGACATACGGCGGTATTTCACTCATCGGGGGCAATGGGGACATGCGCGGCGGCCATATGGGGCTATACGCGCAGCGCGTGGGTGCTGACATCGTTTTGACGATCAAAGACCCCTACGTTTTCGACGCCGGGGTTCTGAGATCGCTCCCTGTGCCCTGGGTGCCCTGGGTGCCTGTTGACACAGAACCGATGAGCGCGCTTCTAACAGGCTACATGGCCTGGGCATTGCAACCATTGGCCATGTCGCGCAATGGACAGGCACTGATGAAGGAACAGAGTATCCAGGCGGCCTACGTTCCGCCGGGTATTGATACTGCGTTCTGGACGCCTGGAGACCAACGGGAGGCGCGCAAGCGGCTGGGTCTGCCTCAGAACGTGTTCATCGCCGCGTTTGTCGGGGCGAATCAGACCAATCCGTCACGCAAGAGCCTGGATCAGATCATCTTAGCCTGGCAGTTGTTCCTGGAGACGCATCCCGATCAGCGCGATGCGGTGCTGATACTTCACACAAATCTCGGCGACAGCCAGGGCGGAATCTATGTGAAGGGGATGCTAGAGGCGCTCAATCTTTCAGAGAGTAACTGGCGAGCAAGTGATCAGTTGCTTTATGCCGCGGGATACATCACGCGGGAATATGTGCGCGACATCTATCGTGCAGCAGATGTGCTGCTCAATCCCTCGATGGGCGGTGGTTTCGAGTTGTGCATGGCAGAGGCGCAAGCCTGTGGGACGCCAGCGATCTCCTGCAACTGGACAGCCATGCGCGAGACAAACTGGAGTGGCTGGCAGGTGGATGAGCGCACAGGCGGTGAATTGTTCTGGTGCGAGATGGGCGCATTCCGCTTCCGTCCGCGCCGCGCGGCCATCGCTAAATGCCTGCATATGGCGCTGGAAAAACGCGGGGACGAGCGCATTCGCGAAGCGGCGCGCGCCGGGGCACTGCACTACGATATCGAGCGCGTCGTGAGTGACTACTGGCTGCCCGCGCTGGCCAGGCTGGAGGCGCTGTTGGGTGAGGGCGTCCTAGATGCGCAGGAGAAGGCGCGATGATGGGCTACAACCGCACTTGCCGGCTGGCCGATTTCGCGATGTTGGCAGCTGATTTCTGCGAGGTTTATCCGCACGAAGTTGCCGTCCATCCTGATTACCCGACCGGACAGGAATACCGCAAGTCGTGGGAGATTACACAGATCGTGCGTGGCCTACGTGACTTCGGCGCATTGCATCCCCATGCACGACTGCTGGGTGTCGGGGCCGGACATGAGTGGACGATTTACTATCTCACGACGCGCGTTGAACAGGTTTTTGCTACCGACCTTTATCTCGCGCCGAATTTTTGGGACGAGTTTGCCCCGGCAGAGTTTATGAGCAATCCCGGAAAATACGCCCCGGCGGGCGCGGCATGGAATCCACAGCGACTGGTTGTCCAGCACGCAGACGGGCGGGCGCTGCCCTACCCAGACGGCTTCTTTGACGGGGTTTTCAGCGCGTCGAGTATCGAACACTTCGGCACGCTGGACGAGATTACACAGGCGGCGCGCGAGATGGGGCGCGTGCTCAAACCGGGTGGTGTGCTGGCGCTGGCCACAGAATTTAAGCTAGGCGGGCCGGCGGGCGACGGCTGGGGAAATGTCGTAGTCTTCGATCCAGAAACTCTGCACCGCCACATTATCGAGCCGAGCGGCTGTGAGATGGTTGACGCAGCGGACTATGACACTGACGACACTACGCTGGCGACGAAGCAAGGCCTCGATTGGGTTGTGACAACAGCACACGCAGGAAAAGTAATTCCGGCTCCGCACATTGTATTGGAGCATCTGGATTACATCTTCACCTCGGCGAGCGTCGTGGGGGTGAAATCGTGATAAACGAGATGACCTGGGATGGGTGGTTCGGAAGCACAGCATCATTTCCAGTTGTGAACGCACATCTGTGCGCAGCACTGGAACGGCATGGGTTGACGATCTGGCGCAATGTGCACAACGGCGACTGGAACACGACGCTGACGCCGCTCCTCGTCCAGTTTCGTTATCCGCCGAGCGCGCCGGTGCTGCGTCATCATCGCAATGTATGCCTGTCGTTGTGGGAGTTTTGGGGCGGCGCGCGCGCCGTGCCCGACAGTTTTAAGAGGGCTTTCGCCGCCTATGACCTAGTGGTGGTGCCCAACCAGTTCGTTTATGAGCAGTATTGTCAGGCGACGAAGACGCCGGTACGCATTGCCCGTTATCTAGGTGTGGATGCTGAGCACTTCTCGCCGGACGGCCCGGTCGCCGACTTACGGGCACTGTTTCCGGGCGAGACGTGGATTGAGAAAGCGCGGAAGATCGTGCTGATGGTTGGTGGTTCAGATAAGCGGCATGGCTGGGACGTGGCGCAGCGGGTGATGGATGCATTGCCGGAACAGGTACATATGATTGCCAAGCTGTCGGTGCACTATCCGCGTAAAGAAAGCGAGCCGGAACATCCACGCATCCACAAGTGCACCGCCGATCTGAGCGACCTGGCTCCTCTCTATCGAGCCTGTGATGCATTTCTGCTCAGTGCGCGCGGTGTGGGTTTCTCTCTGCCAGCCATTGAAGCGATGGCTTGCGGGTTGCCGGTGGCCAGCACGAACCTGCCGCCCGTGCGCGATTACGCCACCGAACGGGTTATCGTCGCGCAGGAGGGGCGCGTTGTCCCGCTGGGCGGGCACCACGTGCATCATGACTGTTTGCCCGACTGGTGGGAACCGGACGCTGACGCGCTGACCGACGCGCTACTGCGCGCCCTGCTGCTGGAGAAGAAAGCGCCGCCAGCGGAGTGGATCGCGCATTGGTCGTGGGACGCGGTGGCCGGAGAAGTCCTGGAGACGTTGCGCGATGTTTCGCTATGATGGGCTGCTGTTCAACTATCTCGACGCGCAATACAACACAACGCGGCTGAATGAGCGCGCTATCGAGGTGCCAGTCGCACTCCATCACCTGCGCGAACATGAGCGCGACGCGCTGGAAGTGGGTTGTGTGCTGCCTCACTATCTACCCTGGAACGAGCCGGATTATCCGCGCCATACAGTGCTCGATCTGTATGAGCAATGGCCGGGGATTATCAATGAGAATGTGTTCACCTGGCAGTCGCCGCGCCTGTACGACCTTGTAATCAGCATTTCAACGCTAGAGCACATGGGTGGCGAGGCCGCCTGGCTGCGCGCCTTCGAGCGCCTGCGCTCCTGGGTCGCGCCGGGTGGATTTCTGTTCGTCACCGTGCCGGGGCAGTGCGCTGACCCGTTGCATGACACGCTATGGCTGACGCCGGCGCGTCTGAGTGAGCTAGATGTGATCGTCAAGCGTTTCGACAAGGTGTACATCGAAACGCATGAGTGGCGGAGGATTGCGCCGCCTGATTGCTTGCCGCCGCTGGCCTACGATGGCCCGACACGCTGGGCCAACACGATTTACTTTCTGGAGTGGTGGCGTGATTAAATACAGCCTGCTCCTGCTGACCTACAATCGTCTGGGCGTCACAGCGCGCTGTCTGCGCTCGCTGGCTCCTATGCTGCATCGCGAGGACGTGGAATGGCTGATCGTGGACAACGCCAGTTCCGATGGCACTGCACAATGGCTACTCAAAGTAGCCGCGCGTTATCCGCAGATGCGCCTCATGCTGCGTTCGGACAACGCAGGTGTGGCCGGCGGACGGCAGATTCTGCTCGACGCGGCGCGTGGCCAGACGCTGATCATTCTCGATTCGGATGTGGAAGCGCGCCATCCCGACTGGCTGGAACGCCTGACGGCACCGCTACGCGAGCGGCCCGAAGTCTGGCTGTGCGGGCCGGGTGGGGCGTTCGTCACACCGGATTGGACGGACTACGAAGCTGCACCCCTGGGCTATGCTGGGCCAGTAGACACGATCTCCGGTTTCTGCCAGGCATTCGACCGCCGTGTCCTGGACGCAGGCTTTCGGTTCGATGTGCGCTTCAATCCGCGTTGGCATGAAGATACCGATATGTCCCTGTTCGTCCAGAGCAAGGGCGGCGTGGTCTGGCACACCGGCGACGTGGGTCTGTTCCACATCTTCAGCTATACCGGCGATGATGGGACGGGTGCGGTGAAGCAACAGTATCTTGCGTCAAAATGGCGAGGTCAGGGTCTGACAAGGGCGGAGAGAGAGCGGCTAGCTGCATCTACAATCTAATCGTGCAAATTTGCACGATTGAAAGGAGAAAATCATGACGGATGAAGCTGAAGAGACCGCGCAGGATAGACAGAGGAGGGGCCGCCGGGCGGAGTCCGTCAGGGTCTTCATCTGGCGGCACCGCCAGCGCGGTGTTTTCATCGCGGTCGCACACGACGAAGGCGAGGCGCGAGAGATTGCTGCAAGTCAGGGCGTAACATGGATACAGCACCGGGCTGTTGACGCGGTGCTCAAGCCGCAGCACGGCGAGGCGTGGAATTTCCGCCAGCACGGATGATTCAGCGGGGTGAATGACGGTGGCCTACTGCACGCTGAGTGACGTGAAAGCCTATATCGGTACCAGCAAGACGGTGGATGACACGCTGTTGACGGGCTTCATTGATCGTGCGACAGCGCGCATCGACTCGCACTGTCAGCGCACGTTCGCCAGTAGAGATGAGACGCGCTTCTATGATGCACTGCGGGACGTAGACGGTCGCGTCCTCATTCTGGACGATGACCTGCTGTCCGTGACCAGCATCACTAACGGCGATGGCACGCCTGTGCTCGCTTCTGCTTACGTGCTGCTGGAAGCCAACAGTGAACCGAAATGGGCGATCAAGCTGAAAGCCAGCAGCGCCATCGCCTGGACGTTCACCGACGATCCGGAGCAGGCGATTGCCGTCGAGGGCATCTGGGGCTACAGCGCGACGCCGCCCGCTGACATCGTACAGGCGGCGGTACGCCTGGCTGCCTGGTATTACCACCAGACCGAAGCGCCGTTCGAGACACAAGGTCTACCGGAACTGGGTGTGGTCACGGTGCCGAGCGACATGCCACCGGACATCAAGGCGCTGCTGGCTCCGTACCAGCGGGCCAGGGTAGGGAGCGTATGACCGTCACAAGCGTCAAGGAACGTCTCGCGGCCATCTGCGCCGGCATCGAGGGTATCGCCGGCGCTGACCGCTCGCCGCGCAGCCTGGCCCGCGCCGACTTGCCCTACGTCGTGGTGCTGACCGGCGAGGGCCAGCGGTTCACCGGGCGCGACGGGCTTGGGGGCGCGCCGGACATGCCGATCGTGCGTCGGGTCTACCGGCTGGCGCTCATCGTCAAGGCGTGGGCAACCGGTGTGGAGACCGAGGCCGAAGAAGCGTGCGAGCCCTTCTTCGAGCGGTTCGAGGACACGTTCGCCAACCGGCACGGCCTGCATCTGACCGACATGACGACGAGCCTGCCGGAAGTGCTGGACGCCTGGCTCGGCAATGACACGGGGGTGATCAACATCGAGCTCGCCGAGAAAGCCTACGCGGGCGTGATGTTCGATCTGTGGGTCGAAACGGTGCGAGTGGTGGAGTAGGGCGATGAGCAGACAGCAAGGCCGGTTGGCCATCGTGATGGTGGAGCAAGTTGGAGATGCGCCGGGCGCAATGCTTGTCGAGATCACGCTCGGCAACAAGGTGATCACCATCGGCGACCACGTTCCCAACTGGCCACTATCGGACACGATGCGGCAACTGGCCATCCAACTGATCGGGCAAGTCAAACAGGAATACAAGGAGCACAACTATGACAGCAGGGCCTGAAATCACAAGCGCCGCAGGTCTGCGGCGCGTGCAGGTGTTCGCGTTGGACGCCAACGGGTATCCTGATGGCGACCAGTCCGGCGCGAACGGCTACGAGGGGCGGTCGGTGCGCGGCATTCAGTCCATGTCGCTGACTATCCCACCGATGCGGCGCATTGTGCATCGGGGTCAGGATCGTGTCATCGCCCAGGACTACTTGCCGCCGGAAGAGGCAGCCAGTGGCGAATTCCGGGCCGCCGCCCAAGACCTGGGTTTTGACGCAATGCTGACGAACACGTTGCTGGATGAAGTTGCCGAGGTCACGCTTGGCGGCCTGGCGACCGATCAGCAGGGCAATGAGATCGATGTGTGTCTTGTTGTCTATCGTCAGGCACTCGATACGACGCCGGGCGCGCAGCAGTTGCGCAGATGGCAGCACTACATCTTCCCCATTGCGCGCATGGTACCGCGTCCCGGCGGAGCAGATCAAGGGGGCGCGGACGAGAACATCTATGACCTAATTCCTGCTGTGGCGTCCAAGACGCCTTGGGGCACGGCGTTCACGCTGGTGGACAACGGGTTCACCGAGACGCAGGTGCTGCGCGGGTCGGGCGAATACCCGGCCATGATCGAGCGCTTCGACGCAAGTGGCTCACCGGACACATTTAATCTGTCCTGGACGCCGATCAGCGTGGCCAAGACCGCTGTGTTCGCCAGCGGCGTGGCCAAGACTGTCAGCAGCGTGGACGTGAAGGCCAAAACAGTGACATTGAGCACGCCGCTGGCGGATGGCCCGGTCGTCGCCGTCTATCAGACCAGCGACCCGATCTGATATGTGGGACGTGCTCTGGTTCGACGAGGACGCCGGCCTGGCTTATCGCGTGGCCGTGCGGCGTATGACCATCGCCGACGGTATCGCTGCCGAGTCGCTGCAAGACGAGATCGCCAAGCGGGATGTGCGCGGGCGGTTGCTCCTGCGGCTACTGGACTACGCGCTGCTGCGCCATGCGACCGCCCATGCCGAGCGCGCCGCGCTGTCCGAGCCTCCATACCTGGACGAGGACGGCACACCGCAGCTACCGGACGACGCCGGCTGGCAGCCGCTTGATCTGGCCGACGAGGGCGTGTTCCTGGCACTTCCTGAATGGCTGTTCTGGCTGTGGTGGACGGCGGTCATGCAGAAGAACCCGCAGTACGACCGCAGCTACGAGGCGCTAAAAAAAAATGTGCTGAAGGCGATGCCAGCCAGCGAGAGCGAGAGGAGTTCGAGCGAGAGCGCCAGCGCCGAGACTCCATCCGCGAACACCTGATCCGCAAGCTGATTGACCACGAGCGGGCCAAGCGCGATGCGCTGAAGGGCCGTTCTCGCGGGGACGGGTCGGAACTATTTGGCGACTGGGGCCTGCACCATCCTCGCGCTGCCTGGCTGCTGTACCAGTTCATGGACGCGACGGACTGGAAACATCTGCCGGGCGGGGGCGGCTGGCTGGATCAGGACGAGACACTGATGACCGACATCACGATTCTGGCGCGCATGGCTGGCTACGTTCGGGCGCAACTCGAAGTGAACGAGGCCGAGAATGGCGAACGTCGTTGAAACCATCTACCGCTTTCGCGCTGACCGCTCGGCTACGTCTGAAGTGCTGCGCGACAACGCGCGCATCGCCGACACGCTGTCCGACATCGAGCAGGCGGCAGATCGAGTGCGCGGCGCGTACAGCGATCTGGAACACACCGGCGTGCAGGCGGCGCAGGCGCGTATCGAGGCGTTGCGCACGGAGATCCGGCTGGCGAAAGAACAGGCGGACATCTACGGCGACGTAGGGCGGCGACTGATGCCGCTGGCTGGCCTCACGGCGGGCGTGGGGGGCGCGGCGCTGAGTGGGCGTATGATGCTTGCTGCTGACATCTTCGATGCCACCGAGGCGCTCAAGCTGTTGCAGGCGGAGATGCCGGCGATGATCGAGCAGCTTGGCATTGGCCGCAAGGAACTGATCGCGCTGGGCGCAGCGGGTGCGGCGCTGGCTGGCGGGCTGCTCGTGGTCAAGGCAATATTCAACGACCTGGCCGAAGCCAGCAATCAAGTCAGGGGAGTAGTCGCCGGGCAGATAGACGGCTACAAGCGATACAGCGACTTCATGCAGACGGCGACCAGCGAGACGCTGAAGGCAGAGATCGAGGCCGTGATGCAGCGCGATCTGGCCGACCGCGAGTACTACGAGAACCTACTCGAACTCCGCAACCGGGTTGAGGACGCGCTGAAGTCAGGCAGAGGTGAAATCAGTCTGGACAGTCTGAGCAGCGCGGCCATTGAACTGTACGAGGCCCTGGGCGGCAATGCGACGGGGCTGAAAGATCTGGAGGATGCCCTAAACGGGCAGCTTGGCGTCCTGGAAAGCAATCGGCTCTATCTCACTCTCCTGACGCAAGCCTACACCGAGGGCGCAACGGCGACCAACGACGCCGCCGAGCGTGAACGTCTCTACACAGACCGCAAAGTCGCCGGCCTGGAAGCGACGATGCAGCGCGAGATGGAGTTTCAGCGGCTGCGCGAGTCAGCCACCAGTGAGCAGGTGCAGGAGCGGTTGCGTGCCATCAAGCAGGAGCAAGCGGCGCTGCGCACGCTGGAAGCGGAGCTGGAGCCGCTGGCCGCCAAGTCTGAGACTGCTGCGCAGAAGTTGAGTGGAATCCGCGACCGGCTGGCCGAGCTGGAGCTTGAGGCGCAGGGCTTGAGCCAGAGTGTGCTGCCTGCGATCCAGGCGATGGAAAAGTGGCGGGCAGGCATCGAGGCCATGCGCACCGGCGCGCAGCAGGCTTTGCAAACAGTCGCACAGATGGCGCAGCGGTTACAGAGCGGGGCGGAGATCATCGCCAAGAGCGACTGGCAAGCCGGCCAGATTCGCGCTGAGGCGGCGGCGGAGCGCGAGAAGGCAGAGCAGAAACACCAGGAGCGCCTGGACGCGCTCGGCGACCAGTTCCGGGAGCGCCGTGAGGAAGCGGAGCGGGCCTACCAGCAGCAGATCGGCCAGATGACCGCCGAGTTCGACCTGGCACGGACTGAGCGCCGCGCGGAGTACGAGCGCGAGGAAACACGGCGCATTGAGGACTTCCAGCGCGAGCGCGAGCGTCGTGAGCGCCAGCATCGCGAGAGCCTGCTGGACGCCGCGTCCCGGCTGGACGCGCGCTCGATCCTGGAACAGCAGCGCCAGTTTGCCCGCGAGGAGCGCGAGGCCCAAGACGACTTTAACCTGGAGACCCGGCGGCGCAAAGAGGAGTTCGACCTGCGTGAGCAGCAAGAGAAGGACGCTTTCAAGCGCAGACTGGATCAGGCCGAGGCTGCCTTCCGGGAGCAGGAACGACGCGAGAGGGAACAGTACCGCCGCTCCATCGCGCAACAGAACGCGGCGTTCCAGGCTGAGCTGCGCCAACTGGACGCAGCGCTGAGGGCGAAGCTGACGGCCAACCAGAGCGCCATGCAGAGCGAGCTGGCGCAGTTGTTCGGGTTCCAGAACACCGAGTACACGGTGCGCGAGGAGCACTACCGGCGGCTGAAAGAGCAGTTGCAGCGGTATTTCGGTGCCGCCAGCGGCACCTACCAGCAGGCGCTGCAAGCGCAACAGGGACGCTATGCGACCTTCCAAGGGGCACAAGTGCGCGTGGATATGTATGACCCTGTGCAGGCGGCGGGCATGTCGGCCAGCCAGTGGTACCTGTTCAAGCAGCTCTACGGCTACCAGCGCGGCGGCTACACCCCGACCGGGCCGATTTTCGCCCACGAGGGTGAGTTCATGCTGAGCCCCCGCACGACGCGGGAACTGGAGCGCGGGCTGGGCGTGCCGCTGACGCAGCAGCGCGTCATCCAGGCCGTCAGCCGCTCCAGCAGCTTCGGGCCGATCACCGTGCACCAGTCGTTTGGGGATGTGGGCCGCTACTCGCCGCGCCAGATCGAGGGCATGGTCGAGCGGGCGATGGTCAAGGTCTTTCAGGAGTTGGGGGCGTAGCATGGCGTTCCAGGTCGCGCAGGGGCACGACAACGTGGCCGGGCTGACCGACGTGACTCCACAGCCGCGCCATTCGGGGCTGCTCTACCCGCGCGTGATCGTCGCGGCGGACGGGAGCAAGTACTACGACGGCCAGCCCCACGCCGAGTGGCGGTGGGACTACCTGACCAAGGCCGCCTACGAGACCCTGAAGACCCAGTTTGGCCTGAGCGAGGCGACGCCGAGCGTGCCGGTCACGGTGCGCCTGCTGCTAAACGACTTCGCGACATTCGCCAGCTTCAACGCGACCGCGTATCTGCCTGACATGGGCCAGCAGATCGAGCAGGTGCGCGGCAAGTTCCTGGACATTGTGCTGGTGCTCCGCCAGTTGGAGGCAATCACCTGATGGCCTGGCGCGATCACCCCTATCACTATCAGGGCTACCTGTTCCTGCTCAAGCCGCAGCCCGTTTTCAAGGCGCGGGTGAACATGAGCAGCATCAGCTACCCGTTCCAGCGGCTGACCTACGATACGGTCACGCTCGGCGCGTACACCGACATCGAGCCGGGCATGACCGTGCTGCTGGGCACCAGTGACGGGGCGGACGACCTGGGCCGCAACCGGGCACGGCTCTCGTCTGAGGGCGTGGCGACGGCAACGGACATTTACGTCGGGCAGTTCAGCCGGGGCGTGAAGGATGGCGAGTTCGACGTGGCCGACGACGCCTATATCACCGTGCTCGACGATTACCGCGTGTGGGCCAAGATTCCGCGCGTGACCGACAAGCTGGTCGTCTACAAAGACTACAAGACCGAGTATTCCGAGTGCGAACCTCAACCTCCGGTGGCGAACGCGGGCGTCGGCTACGCCGGGTTTACTGACCTGTCCACCAATGTCATCACGGTGGATTTCGACGGTAGCGCCAGCTTCGCGGTCGCGGCGGGGGCCAGCATCGCCAGCTACGCCTGGGACTTCGGCGACGGCACACCGAGCACGGGGAACACAGCACAGGTAAACGGCGTGACCTTCCCGGCGGGCTTCCGCTGGGTCAAGCTGACCGTCACCGACAGCAACGGCAAGTCGCACGCGGCGCGCGTGCCCGTGCTGGCCGCCGACCCCGCCGCCAGCGACAACGGAGTGATCCGCCAGTTCCGGGTGATGGAGCACGCCTGTCGGCGGGAAGGCCAGGAGATCACGGTCGAAGTGCGGGAGGCGATCAACCTGGCCGACTATCCGGCGGGCACCCTGGTTATGTACTGGGAGCGTGAGGCCTACGCGGGCGTGGCGGGCAGTCTGGCGGGGCCGGCAGGCCGGGAGCACATGAAGTTCATCGGCTGGCTGGACGAGGAGCCGGTGGTCATTCAGGCCGACGAGCACGGCACCGAGCAGTACGTCGAACTGCGCTGTGTGGACGTGGGCGGACGGCTGAACCGGCTGCCCGGCTTTCCGTTCACGCTCGAACGGGACTCCACCCCGACGAAGTGGCACCAACTGAAGGGGCTGAACCTCGACCGCTTCGTCTGGTTCACGCTGATGTGGCACAGCACCGCTCTCGACCTGGCCGATTTCACCTGGTCGGGCACCGGCGAAACCTACGCTTGCCCAAGCCTCGGCGGGGATGAGGGCACGCTATGGGAACAGGCGGCGCAGCGCGCCGAGGCGATTGCCCATGTGCTAACGTGCGACCGGTGGGGGCGGCTGCGCCTGTGGCCGAACCCCCTGCTGCGCGATGTAGGAGAGCGCACTGCGACCGTGCAGGAATCGCTGACCGGGGCGGACGTGCTCGACGTTCGCTACGCCAGGCAGGAAGCGCCGCGCGTGCACTGGCTGTGGGGATATGCGGTCAAGGTTCAGGCTACCGATGCGGATGTCCTGCCAGCGTCGGGGCTGACTGCGTTTGCCTGCGTTGCGCCTGGGAAGGCACCGGGGCAGGGGGCGGTTGACGCTGAGCATAACCAGGCCCTGGTGGCGGATCAGAACGAACTGAACGTGCGTACCGGGCATCGCTACGCTGTGGAGCACAATCCGGCGGAGAGTGTCTTCGAGGTTGACTTGGCGCACGGCGGAGACGCGGGCCTTGATCCCGCCCGGCTTGAGTGGATCAGGCTGACCCTCACAGCGGAGGAGGCGGCGCAGCGCGGGTTGACGTTCACCAACGAGCGGTTCCTGCCGATTGAAATGACCATCGGGCACGACCACGAGGCGCAGACCAAGCGGGTATCGCTGACGTTGCAGCGTGAGCGTGTGGGCACACCGGCGGCGACGTTCATCCTGCCTACGGGGGAGTTCGAGCAGTTCGAGGACTTCTATCCCGGCGACTACGGATTCACCTATCCCGACCTGGGTGAGTTCTGGCTGCAGGCCAACGCCAACTCCGTCGCCGCCATTGGCATGGACAGCTATCTTTATCGCACACTTGACTTCAGAGCAGCATCGCCAACCTGGACGCGAACCTTTCTCAATCTGCTGGGGATGCCGGTCGCTTTCGTGGTTGACGCCTTCTCGCCTGGTTATGTAGGTGGGAGCAGCGAGATCAATGGCTGGATCGCTACAACCAGAGCCATTTATCGCCTGACTGACATTTTCGGCGGAGCGCCTGGCTATACGCTGCAATACGAATATGGATATGAAATTAACGATCCGGGTGTCGACTCGCGCAATGCGATTGGCATTGACGCCAGCTTTGGTACGCCAAACCATGTGGTCGCCGTCATCCCGAGAATCGCAAATGGCTATGGGCCATGCAAGGCGCTTTACACAGTGGATGGCACCAATTGGACAGCCGTGAATCTGCCGGGCGGGTGGGGCGGTCTGCCTGGCGATCCTGGCTCGACGTGCGCGAGCGGGGTTTACGTCTCACCGCGAACACCCGGTTTAGTTTATATCACGGATATAGACGAGTACGGATATTACGCTCACAACTACATCAGTGCGAACTACGGGAAGACCTGGGCGCGGATGTACTCGCATGGCCCACGACACCCGTACATGCAGTATTTGCACCTTCGTGGGTCGGTGTGTATCCATGTGCCCTATGACAATAATCCTGATGAGGACGATTTGTACTACGTGCGGCACATTTCAGGCAACAATCTCGATGCGATGAAGGTACGACGCATCATCAATGGTGTAGACACTGACATTACACCGGTGTACTTGGGAAAGGACGCATGGGGGCCGATGCGCACGCGCTGGGGACTGATGACGGCTCCGCTGGATCGCAACCGGCTGGTAATGATTGCCAAGACGGTGTCTGAGAGTCCCCACCTGTTCACGTCACTCAATCAAGGTACGTCCTGGTCAGTACATGGGCAGTACGGCCAGCAAGTGGCAATTGCTGGCGACAACCCGGACGTACTGTTTACGTGGGGAGAAGGGGGAGAATATGGGAGGGCAGTCATCTATTACTCTGGTGACTTCGGCGAGACGTTTCAGGATAAAAAAGGCAATCTGGTCTCAGAGTTCAACGCTGGAGAATTGATTGGCATCTGCGGGGGGCCGGTCACATGACCGACATGCGCGAGCTCCGCAAAGCATTCGATAAGGCCATGCGCAACGCGCAGCGGCGGGCGCGCATGGCCGGTCGCCTAGGATACCAGGACAGCAGCGGCAACTGGGTTCTCGACGTTCCCGGCTGGCCCTATCATGTCTACGTCCGTATGGGCCGTGACGAGGAGACGGCCACGCTGCACAAGGTGCTCAACCACGCGGTCGCTCCGGTGCCCGACCTGCCCGTTTGGGTCGAGCGTACCGCTGAGGGCACGCTGGCGATTGTCGGAGTGCGGACAGTGGAGTTCCAGGTCTTCGCGGGCGGCACGCACACTGGCGCCGCGGCTCCTCCGCACACCCACGAGCCGGGCGGCGGGATGGTCGATCCAGTCAGTGTGCGGCGCATCAAGCCAGGTCTGGTGCGGGCCTACAAAGACCCGACGACCGGACAGTACGGCATGTTGGTCTACATTGAGCCGTTTGCGTTGAGTCACCAGGGCATAGACAAGTACTGGCCGGGCGGGACGATCAATCTCACGGCCTATCTGCCAGCGACGGCGAACACGCACCGATGGGTGAAGGTCGGCCTTGACCCGGACACTCTGACACCCGTCGCCGTCGCCGGGCCGGAGAAGTCCGGGCTTGTTGACCTCAGTGCTGCCGAACTGGGCGCGATCTCGTTCCAGTCGTACATCCCTTGCGGCGGCGTCAAGCTGGCACACAGCCAGACGGCGATCAGCAGAGAAAGTGACTTTCTGGATTTTCGCCCCTGGTGGTCGGTGACTGGCGGAACCGGCACGTTCGGGGCCAGCATCGAACTCTGGAACCCTGATCAGACGCCCGCGCAGGCTGAAGACGAAAACGACGAGTTCGATGATGGCTCACTGGCGGGCAAGTGGACGGAGTTCGACAGCGGCGCGATCCAGACGCCGACCGAGAGCGGCGGGGCGCTTGCGCTGGCGCAGACCTCGCAGGCAACGGCCACGCTCACCGGCGTGTACCAGACGCTCCCTGCTGGCGATTTCACGATTGCCGTCAAGCTGGCGCTGGATGCCGATACGCCTAGCGGTGACGGCCAGGCGTGGCAGGCGGGAATCGCCCTATGGGAGAACGCCGCTTCGGACACGGCGGCGGCGTTCCTGGTCGGGCCTGCGGTCGAGCAGGTGGCTGGCTCAGCGCGCCGGGCGATTGGCTGGTCAACCTGGGCGGGGCACGATGACCTGACGCTGCCGTACTGGGACAGCCAGGGCTTCGCCTGGGAAGCTGGCACGGCACTGTATCTGCGCCTGCGGCGCACCGGCACCGAGTACCACCTGGACTGGGGGCCAGATGGTGAAACGTGGTATACGTCACCAGTCATGGTGGATTTCACGCCAGCGCAGGTGGGAATTGGCCTATACAACAAGGCCAGCGGCGTGGCCATCACGGGCAGCTTCGAGTTCTTCCGTCGTCGAGCAACCTACGATGCGCTCACTGCACCGGTGTACGGCGGCATTGACCTGAGCGCGGGCAAGCTCGGCGAACTGGGAGATGTCGATCTGGAGACTACGCCGCCGAACGATGGTCAAGCACTGCTCTTTGATGATGCCACAGACACCTGGATTCCTGGCGATGCTGGCGGTGTCCCACTGGCCATGTGGACGATGGCTGGCAACCAGACGCCTGTGGCCAGCCCGCTGCGCATCTACAACACGTCCGGCATCACGCGCACCATCGCAAAGGTATTCATCTCAGCCAACACACCGCCGACCGGCTCGGCGCTGATCGTGGATGTGCACAAGAATGGTACGACCATCTTCACCAACCAGGCCAACAGGCCGCAGATCGCCGACGGCCAGTACACAGGCCAGAGCACGAGCATTGACGTGACTGGCTGGGCACCAGGCGATTACCTGACCGTAGAGGTGGATCAGGTGGGCAGCACCACACCGGGCGCTGACCTGACTGTGCATATAGCCTTCAGCGACGCTGGCGGCGGAGGGGGCGGTTCTGGCACGGACACGACGGCGATCCACACCAACACCGCCAATGAGATCGCCGGCCTGACCGAAAAGGTATCGCCCGTTTCCGCCGATCTGCTGGTCATCGAGGACAGCGCGGCGGGCAATGTCAAGAAGAAGGTGCAAACTGGCAACCTCCCGTTGGCCAACCATGACCATTCGGGCGATGCGGGAGATGGCGGCACGTTCGATGCGGCGAACCTGGCCAGCGGTGAGGCGACTGACGGGCACGTGCTCACCGCAGATGGGCTGGGCGGTGCGGCCTGGGAAGCGCCCGTTGGGGGCGAAGACCCCAATGCTATTCATGACAATGCGGACGGGGAGATCAATGCCATCACCGAGAAGGCGACACCCGCCAACGCCGATCTGGTGCTGGTTGAGGATAGCGCCGCCAGCTACGCCAAGAAAAAAGTGAAGATCGGCAACCTGCCTGGCGGTGGTGGTGGGGGCGGCGTACCGCAGGCGTACATCGCTGGTTTTGAAGTTGACTACGACGGGACGAATCTGACCATTCAGCCTGGCGTAGTGCGCAATGACGCTAATAACTACACCCTGATCAAAACGACAACCATTACCATCGATCCCGCAGCGAATGGGGCTGATGGGTTGGATACTGGCTCCCTGGCCGCTGGTACCTGGTATGCAATCTGGGTGATTGCCAAGTCAAGCGATGGCACAACTTCTGGGCTGATGTCCACTAGCTTCACCAAACCGGTCATGCCGGACGGTTACGATAAGAAACGGCGTGTTGGGGCGGTCAAAACTATTGCTGCATCGGCAACTTTGCACCCGCAGATGACAATGCGCGGGCACGGAATCGCTCGAAAAGTGCATTGGATGGATTCTTTTGGTGACCATCGTCCGTACAATAATGTGAATATTGCCACCTATCCTAATTGGACAACGATTGATCTCAGCGCCCACGTTGCCCCGACCTCAACCATCTGCGGTGTTACAGCGAGAGTAGGGGACGTGGACGCCAGAGTTTATTGGCGGCGCTATGGTGATACTACTCAGGGTCGAATTGAGCTTGTGTACAAGAATTACAATCAGGATAACGTAGACAACCTACCCCTGGACAGCAGCCAGCGCGGGGAAGTCACGAATACGACTGACATCAATGAGTCTTTATCAATTATGGTGCGCTGGTACGAGGACAATCTTTTGCCGACCATCGTTGGTTCAAGTGGATAGGGTCGCACACTATGACACGACTGCTGACCTGCGGCTTTGAGATACCGAACTATATGTCCCCGTTCGACTACTATATAGGAAGTTCGGGAGGGTTCTATTGGGACGGCGCAAAGCGATCTGGCGCATATGGCCTTAAGGCTGATGGAGGTTCATCGGGCACCCCGCCACAACGGTATGCGCTCATTCCCGGCAATCCGGCTGAAATCTACTTCCAGATAGCATTCTATATTTCAGGCACTAACCAGTATAACAATTGCGAGCTTCTGCAAGTGCGTAGCGATGTGACGGACCAGTTGCTGCGCGTGCGGGCCTATAATGGTGGGCCTGTAACAATACTAGTGAATGGCACTACGCGCATTACTAGCACAAAGATGGTCTCGACAGGCTGGAATTTGCTTGAAGTCCATTTCAAGATGGACGATGCAGGCATCGTCGAATTGAAGCTAGAGGGCGTCTACCAGGGGTCTTGGGAAGGGGATACGAAGCCAGGCGCGGATACGGGCCTGACTCAGTTCCAGATCGGTGCCTATAGCCTAAGTCGTATAACTACCTATGACGATTTCTGCCTGAACGACGTGTCTGGCGCAGCGGACAACTCCTGGCTCGGCGGGTCGCGCATTATCGCGCTCCGCCCAAATGCCGCTGGTGACCTGGCACAGTGGACACCAAACACAGGCGAGAACTATGCCGCAGTGGATGAGGTAACGCCAGACGGCGACACGACTTACGTGGCGACGGACACGGCAGACAAGATAGACCTGTACAACCTTGCCGCGCCCAGCTTGCCTACTGGGGCAGTCATCAACCGTGTGTGGGTGCAGGCGGTCGCTAAGAAAATGGATGCTGGCGTGGACGACAAGGTGAGTTTGGGTGTCAAGTCAGGGGCGACGACAGACTGGTCTACTGCGAAGACGTTGAGCACCGCCTACGAACTGATCTCAGGCACTGACTATACTGTGAACCCAGATGACAGCGAAGCATGGGAAGAGGCTGACCTGAACGCGCTGCAAGCAGGCATCAAGGCGGCATAGCATGGCTGATAGACGTGTCACCAGTGCCATCACTGGCGTGGAGTATCGAGACAAGGCCGAGCGGCGCGTCACAGCGGCGGTGGTCATGGTCGAGTACAGCTTCCCACCGCCGCCGGACGCCGAGCGGTTCGGGCCTGAGGTGCAGATCATATGAGGAGAAAACGAAAATGCCGGTCTACGAAATCGCAGTAACAACGACGGGGAATGCGGGACAGGCGGCTGGCGTTGCAATCATGCCAGATGGACTGTTCACGCAGTGGCCATCATTCCGTCGCGCGCCATTTCTATGGGCGCTGCGGGTGGATTACCATGCGAACGCGCCGGCCACAACGGACGTGGTGATCTCCGAGGACGGTGGACTAGGGCGCACGCTGTTAACGCTGACCAACAGAAACACCGATGGCGTGTTCTATCCGCGCTATCCAGTACACGACGGGGTGGGGGCGGAGGAGAGCCAGCTTGAGGCAGCGGTGCTGGAAGGACCGCTGAAGGTGACGGTGGGCGGCTGCAATGCGCTGACCAACGCGGTGGTGGTCAAGGCGCAGATCGTAGTCAGCCGGGTGGCGGACTGAGCGAGGCAAGGAAAACTTGATGCAGGAAGCCACTATCGCACTGATCATGGCCGTGGCCAGTATCCTGGGCGCTGTGGGCGTGGGGGCGCGCCTGCTGCTGAACCGCATGAAGCGGTTGGAGCAGGAGGATGAGCAGCGGCGCATATTGGAGCAAAAGGAACTCAAGACGCTCCGCGAGCGGGTCGCGGACTTGGAGGTGAAGGCCAAGCGCGTCCCGATCCTGGAGAGTCAGGTCTGCACGCTGCTGGCCGAGATGAGCACGCTGCAACAGAAAGTGCGCGAGGTGAGCGACGAGCTGGCAGTCGAGCGCGACAACAAGGCTCGGCTGGAGCGCGAATTGACAGACGCGCGCACCGAGCGCGACCAGTTGCGCGCCGAGAAACGGGACTGGGAGACGGCGCGGGCTACCTATGACCGGGCACTGACACTGCTGGGCCTGGAACGGACGGAGCACAGCCAGGCACATACGACGGCGCGCGCCGATGGTAGTGGGCAGATCGGCGACAGCGAGAAGGCAGGCGAGACGGTGAGCGCGCCGGAGCCGGGTGAGGGCGAGGCGCAACCGTGACTGAGTTCTGCTTCGGAATGCTGGTGAGCACAGCGTGGCCGTGCCGTATGAGTGGGAAGCGCCGCCCACAACGTTCCCGACGTTCGGCGCGTTCGTAGTTGAGAAGCAGACAGGAGACTAACAGATGGACCCAAAACCGTTTCTGCAATCCCGCAAACTGGCCTACGCGCTGGGCACGTTCCTGGCGGCGCTGGTACTCACGCTGCTGCCGACGCTCGTTGACCTGGAGCCGGAGACGCTCGATGCGCTGGAGACGATGCTGCCGCTCGTGTTCGTGACGGGCGTGGCCGCGTTGTTCGGGCACACGTTCACGGACGTGGCGCACCAGTGGCGCGAAGGCGTCACGGGCAAGGGACTGGAAGACGCGGCGCACGACCTGCTTGAGGCGCTGTTTGAGCTACTGGACGATAAGCCGGACGCGCCGGAGCAGTTGCTGGCCGAACCGCCCGCGCCAGAGGTGGCGCGTGAGGTGGAGCTTGGCGATGCGGCGAAGTAAACGACTGAACGCCATGCTCAAGGCCATCACGCCGTGCATTGATGATGATGATGTCCTGATTGACGATGTGGTGATCCCGTTCGCGCCAACGCGCACAGTGCTGGTCAGGGCAAGAGTACGCCACGTCGGGCCGCTGAAGCCAGCCGACGCGCCGATTGAGGTACACGATGATGCGCTGGGCACTGAGTAGCATCTGTGTGGCGCTGCTACTCGCCGGGTGCTCATTCGTCGTCACCGTGGATGATGCCAGCTACCGTGTCAGCGTCCGCCCGCTGGTGCCGTCGCCGACTGGCACGCCGCTGCCCAGCCTCACGCCGACGGCGACGGTAGCGCCCGCGACTCCTACAGCCACGCCCACGCCGGGGCCAACAGCCTGGCTTACGCCGACGCCGGAACTGACGCCCGTGCCGACCGTAGAGCCGGGCGGCGATGAGAAGACGTGCCTCGTGAAGTTGGGCGCATTTGCTATCAACGAACGCACCGGGCCGAGCGCAACCGCGCCCAGGACGCCATACAGTCCCATTCCGGCGGGCAGCATCGTCAAGATACTGGAAGTCGCCGAGGCCGACGGCTATCTTTGGGCCCGAAACTACTCCGGTTGGTTTGTCATCCGCCAGGGTACAGTCTGGTGGGTTTATGGCGTGTCGGGCGCGACGGAGTTGTGCGACGAGATACCTGGCTGGCCTGTCGGATTGCCACCGCCCGACCCGCTGGTGCGCGCATCGCCGGGTGTGTGGGTTGGGCCAGGCGCGAATCGAGACGAGCTACTGCGTTTCGGGGCGCAGGTGAGGGCGGCGGGGCAACCCGCCTCTCTGGTGTACGGCGAACCCTACA